AAGGCTTTTGGCCCAACACTTGCAGCAATGAATAGTTCTAAATTCCCATCAATGCTTAAAGGTGGACTTGTAACTCCAATATATCAAACATCTTCAAATAATATTATGGCTCCATCAAATATGTCAAATTCAAGTTCCGTAAATAACAACTCAAGTTCAGTGTATAATTACAATGTAGGAATTAATGTTAGCGGATCTAATCTAAACCCTCAAGATATTGCAAGGGCAGTTATGACACAGATTAAGGGCGTTGACTCACAGAGAATTAGGACACAGAGGTAATAATGGCCACAGCAGCGTATTTAACGGGTAGACGTAGGTATCAACGCCCCCAGGCCTTATTGTGGTCTGAGAACCCTGGCACACTGGTTAATGGGGTATACCTGCCCACTGGCTATGAAGTACAAGGTAACTTTGCTGCATCTACAGATACAGATCTAATTAATCAATTTCTTATTCTTTCAGACCATAATCGTGGGGAATTAAATTTTACCCCAACAAGAATAGAACAAAGACAAAGAACCATTAATGGACGTATGCGTTCATATCACATAGCAGATAAACTAACAATGTCTGTTTCCTGGAATAATTTACCATCAAGGGCATATTATCAAGATGCAGGGTTTTTGGCTACTGGTTTATCCCCTGATAAAAATACAACTGGTGAATTTACAGCAGATGGTGGAGCAGGTGGAGTAGAACTACTTGACTGGTATGAAAACCATACAGGACCTTTTTGGATGTTTATGGCATACGACAAGTACTCAAATTTTGGCAAGGATGATGCAGACTATGGACATCTTGCACAGTATAATCAAATAATGCAAGTTTATATTGCAGATTTTTCTTATTCAGTTGTAAAGCGTGGTGGGGCAAATCACGATCTTTGGAATATTTCGGTAACTCTGGAAGAGGTCTAAATGTTTGTTAGTGAGACATTAAAGACACACCTAGAAACATCTTCAACAATAAACCTTCAGTCATTAATCTTGGCTGAATGGAATATGAACATGCCAGATAATATATATAAACTTGGCAATTACAGATACAGACCAACAGGATCCGATGTTCAGTATAGAACCCTTCCATTAAGTTTTGATAATTTAGATTTAGGTAACTACTATACAGGTGCAACTGATGCAGACATAGTTATAGACGGAGGGTTTGATAACTCTGGAGTACCGCAATTATTTACATCAACTAAAGAAAAAATGAAAATGATCTACTCTTTAGAGGATTGCATAAAACCCTTTAGACCACGTTCTGGAATAAACAAAGCATCTTATTTTAATAACAGGTATCTTGCAAACTCTGGTGCTTTAATGTCACAAAGACCAAGATACTACATGCCATCAAGATATGATGAATTTAGATATTGGTCATCTTTTAGAACAGAAAATAATATTGAAAGAGGAATCTCTAATGTTTTATCTAATGGGTTAAATTATATTGAGGACGCTGTACCATTTGTTGTATATAAAGAAAATGTTCCAGCAAATAGACTTGTAGTAAAAATGCAAACAAACGTAGGAACGGCAGATCTTGGAACCTTTACAACACAGTCAGGAACCCTGCAGGATCCTCTATATGGCACAACAAATAAAACAACTCCAGTTAGATGGAAGATTCAGTATTTAAATGAAAATAGTTGGATTGATGCCTATTCTTTTGATGAAAACTCTGTTCGTGATGATGGTTCTGCAATTATTCCAGAAGATGGATATGTTGAATTAGAGTATGGTTTAAATATACCAGATCAATATGCTTCAACATTTTTCTTTGCAGAAACATTGTCATCTGAAACATTACTTCCAGAAACCTCTTTAGATGGATATGCCTATCTTGTTATTGAAAACGAAAATGAACGTGGTACTTTTTATATTTGGAACGGAACAAACCAAGAATACGATATTTATATTCCTGAGTATGGCTGGAGTCTGGGTTCTGGAGTATTGAATAGATCAACAAAACTAGTAAAAGATTTAACTAATCCATACCTATTTATAAATGATGCAAATAATTCAACAACCTACAGAGAGTTTTCCTATATTCGTGGAATTAGAATTGTTGCAGAAACAATGAATAAGTTTGATTGCACTTTTGATTTAATAGAGTTATCTCCAAGACTTGTTGTTGATATTTCTGATAAAGTTATTGAATTTAATATTAAAAAAATATTATCAGACATAGGAATTACGTCTTTGCCAGTAGGACAATTACTTGCATCAACTGGATCACTTTCTCTATTTGACGATGATCAAGCATTTAATGAAAACAATACTTCCAGTATAGTTTCAAAGTATATTAGAAAAAATATTAAGTTTCTTTTTTATGAATCAATATTAGATGTTGATGGAGATGAATACTCTGTTCCAATAAAGACACTTTACTCTGAAGGATTTCCACAGGCAAACGTTAGCGCAGCAACACTATCTTTAGAGTTAAGAGATTTTTTCTTTTTCCTTGAATCAATGCCAGCCCCAAGATTGCTTACAACACAAACTTCTTTGAGTTATGCAGTATCCATGCTTCTTGATTATATTGGCTTTAGTAATTATGTCTTTAGACGTGTTGATGATGAAAGTGATCCCATAATTCCATATTTCTTTGTACCGCCAGATCAAAATGTTGCTGAAGTTTTAAATCAATTAGCAGTTTCAACACAAACCGCAATGTTTTTTGATGAATACAATAACTTTATTGTAATGAGTAAAGACTATATGATGCCAAGCCTAGATCAAAGATCAACAGACTTTGTTTTATCTGGCTCAAATAACCAACAAGACTCTGGTGTTATAGAAAATTCTACATCTGGAAATCTTCCAAATATTCTTTCAATAGCATCGCAAGACAAAAAAATCTATAATGATGGTAAAATTAATTACACAACTAGATATATTCAAAGATCCTATGGCTCTGTTCGTCAATCAACCATGATTGATAAAGAAAAAACATGGATATATAAACCCTCACTATTATGGGAAGTTGCAGGAACAGACTCTACAAAAACAATAAATGAGTTGGCTTCAAAACAAGGAAGTTATGTTCTTGGAGCAATGCCATTAAATTCTGATATAGGTTCAAATTTGCCAATTGTAGTTGGTGGGGTAGTTACAAATAATGTTATAGATCTTGGTGAAAATATTTATTGGTTAACAAGATATAGTGGGTACTTATATTCTAATGGAGAAGTTATACGATATGATGCAGCAGAATTTTCTATAACTGGAACTGGAAATGTATGGATTAGTAGCAATCAAGAATATCAAAAATATTTTTCATCACTACCATTTAATGGAAAAATATATCCTACGGGGTTGATAAGAATATACTCAACACCATATTACGAAACACTTGATGGAATAACAAGACTTCAAAATGGCCCAGTTGTAGACCATGGCCGTGGACAGTTTGGAACTCAGGTAGTAGCACATTACGCTGGCATAAATTCTTATTGGACAAGTGATGACTATGTTCGTGGTTTAAATATGGAAACAGAGTATATATTTACTACAAAATTAGACGAAGATGTTACATTGCCAGCAACTTCTTTAGGAAATGCTGGAGTTAGTCATGTAACTGCAAAACAGTCAACAAGAAATAGCATAGTTAAAAACTTTATGGCAACAAGTTACCTAACAGAAACAGATGTAAATTCATTAAAGTCAACTCAGTCTGGAACAATACAGTCATCTGCTTTAGTTTTTAATGGACCTTTATTTAAAACAACAGAAAAACCATTAAACTTTGTTTCTTATGTTTATAAAGAATTAAATAATGCATATAAGCATTTTGGAACAAGAATGAGGATTATTGGAAAAATTGAAAACAGCACATCAAGAACACAAACACCAAATGGCAGTACTCCATATTATCAAATAACTGGAAGTCAACCAGATCAAAATATTAATATAGGTGGAGGAAGTGGTGGTTTAGCATTTTTATTAAATCCAGAAAACAATAATGGGTACTACTTTGAAGTTATTGCACTAACAGAGGACAACATCACATCATATTTAAAACTAGATAAAGACAATAAAGCAGAGTTTTCAATTAATAACATTGTTTTTTATAAAATAAAAAAAGAATCTTCAAGCAACAAGGCCATACCAATAAAACTTTGGGGAGGACTAACAAAGGTTTTGGTTGACGACGGCAAATTTACTGGACTACAAAGACTATCAGGAGAAGAAAATTCAACGGTATATGACTTGTCAGTAGAATATATTGACATTGGAACTACAAGAAGATTTTATTTATATTTAAACAATCAACTAATTAAGATTGTAGATGATAAGGATCCACTTCCAACATATAACAACATGGCTTTATTTGTTCGTGGTTCTTCAAAGTGCATGTTTGAAAACCTATATGCTTTATCTGAAAACTATAGTCAAAACACAGTGTTTACAGTTAATGAAACTTTAGGTCAAGTTTTTGGAGATAGTCAAGTTAACGCTACAGAGTCATTTAGAAAATATGCAATGAGTGGTGTAGTTCAATCAACATATCTATCTGGAATTAGTGCTCAGCAGCCACCAAAGTATAATCTTTATTTTGAAGAATTTGGATCTATTATGCGTGAGTGTGCATACTTTGACATTAAATATGATCGTGCATATCCAGCACTTTATGCAAAACTTTCACCTACCTTTAATAATATAAAAGGTTATACAACTTCAGGGTTTTATGCTGACTCATACGGGGCAGAATTTTTAATATTTAATGCTACAGACAAGTCATTAAACTTAGACGAAACAACTGGAAACTTTTTAAGAATTCAAGGTATAACTTTTACTCAAGACACAACACATGAATTAACCATTGATGAATTTTTTAAGAAAAGAAGTAATCTATCAGATCCAGAGTTAGTTGGAAACACATTAACATATTCCCCATTGCTTGAAAAATCAAGGTATGATGAAATAAAATTAAGTAGGTTAACCTATGGTAAAAATGAGTTTAGTATAGATAGCCCATATATTCAAACACAAGATGACGCAGAACAAATGATAAAATGGATTATAAATAAAGTTATGGTTCCTAAAAAATCTATAGGGGTAAATATATTTAGTATTCCTACACTTCAATTAGGAGATATAGTTACAGTAGACTATAAAGATAATGATGGGCTTAACCTGGTTACATCAAATTTGTCTAGGTTTGTTATTTATAATATTGAATATTCAAGGTCTCTTGAGGGACCATCTATGACCATTTATTTGAGCGAGGTGTAAGGTGCCAACTGCAGAAGAAAATATGGCTGCTCAACTTGCAAAAGCAGTAGCCTTCCGTGCACAAGGAAGAGAAGACCGTGCTGCTACAGCAGAGGCTGCTGCAGAGAGATATAGAATAATTGCTGAAGCAAAAACAAAAATTGAAACAGCATCAAAAAATATTGCAGCAATAAAAGAAAAAATTGATAATCCACCTAAACAAGATCCATCAACATACAGCGGTCCAAATAAAGGTTGGTATCAAGTCACTACTAGCAGACCTTCTTCTGCTTGTCCATCAGGACACGAACGTGTAGAAATTACATATATGGATGGCGTGGAAACAAATGTTAAATCTTTAGGTTGTTATGGAAATACTAAAAAAGTAGATGAAGAAACACCAATACCCTTAACATCTTCTTTAATAACAGAAACTAAGGTTACGCCAACCCCGCCAACTCCAACTGCAGCCCCAACGGTTGTTAGTCCACCACCACCTCCAGTAAAGACAGCACCAATAGACACAGTATTATTTGAAGACTCAGGAATGTCTATTGAAATAATGACAGACTTAATATTTGAAGATATTGGTGGGCACGAGTTATTAAGTATTTCTAGAAGTGATATTATAAATGGACAACAAGTTTCATACTCCCCAATAAAAAACCTTGGTCTAATACAGCAAAGATATAATCCAAACAATATATTAAAACTACAGTCAACTTCTGATACATATTTTGCCAACTTTGCAATTAAGTTGGAAGAAAAGGTTCCCTTAGAAGGGAATGGGATTAACGGTGAAAATGTCTATATTGAAGAAGAAACTGGCGATTTAATTATTGAGACTATTAATATGAATAATGATGAGCAAGTAGAGATTCAAATTGCTATAAATGGTACAATATATGAAGCGAACTTTGGAGCAACTACGTCATGATAACTAATATTGGTAAAAGCATAATTGGCAAATATATGCTTGGTCAGGCCCCTGCCTACGCCTCATACATTGCAGTTGGTTGTGGGCCACAACCACTACAAACAGAGGACGTTGCGGATAACTTTGCAACAAAGACAAATTTAGATTTTGAAATGTTTAGAGTTCCCATATCCTCTAGAGGCTTTGTAAATGAAAACGGTATTGATAAGATTGTACTTACCGCAGAACTACCAACAGAAGAAAGATATGAAATTACTGAGGTAGGTCTATATTCTGCAGGATCAAACCCTTCTGCTGGGGCAAACGATAGCAAGACTGTATTTTCTTTTGCACAAGGAGAACCTT